CGCTGGAAAAAAGTTATAAGCTTCCATCCAATAATAAATTGCATTTGGCATATCTCCTTTTTTTGAATAACAGTCCCCTATTGAATAATAGGAATGCCATACTTCTTCAAACCACCCACCAATGTCGATTCGTTTTTTAAAAGTGTCTATAGCATTATCGAGTTCGCCATTATCGCGATAACTATTTGCCAAATAAAATGTATATCGATCATTATTGGGTTTTTCTTCTAATCCTTTTTTCAAAAGAGCAATATCTCGTGTATATTTATCGCCTTTAGAACCACCATCTCCAACATCAATAATAAAAAGATCATTTCTTTCAAATATTTGATACACAAAATGGTCTGGGCAGTTTACATATTCGTGTGTGACTCCCCAATATTCCATTTTTTCATTGTTTTTGACTATACGCAGATTTTTATAATAGAAAGATTCTGTTCCTTGAAATAGAAAATAGGCGTGATCACGTAATCCCCGTTTCAATTCTACCGGAGGAATATTTGGATTGATACGGAGAATCATATCAGCATCTAATAATAAAATATAATCAGCATTCGGAAGATTTTCACATTGTTTCAAAGCAAATGTGCGATTATATCCAAAATCGCGAAAAGGTTCTCTTACTATTTTTCCTGGAATACCTTGTTGATGAAAATAGTATTCAATTATTTCCACAGTATTATCTGTGCTTCCTGTATCACAAATACAATAACTATCTATAATAGGTGCGACTGATTGCAACAGACGTAGAATAATTTTACTCTCATTTTTAACAATCATATTCAAACATAATTTAGGATAATCTGATGACATTTTTATTAATAAGAACTCTAATTTTTTATATTTATTTTATGTAAAATTGATTTTATTTTAATTTTCTTTTCAATTTTTATATTTTGATTATTCTATTTTCAACAGTATAAATAATGGCTTTACGTGAAAAACCGGATAATTCATTACAATCAGTAGACATTGTAGTAGGTAATAATATTATTTATACAGAAAACAATAACAATTATTATTGGTTAGCAAAAATAGTAGAAATCGGAGAGAATTATGTGAAAATCAAATTTGACAATGAATCATTTTATCCAGATCATCTTTATCCTCAAGGTGTTCCTACTATGGTTGTATGGAATAGGGAACGTATACATAATATAAATGAATTTTTATATCGACAATATATTCTGAAATAAAAATATCTAGAACAAAAATAATAATAATATATATTAATACGAAATGTCTTTTACACGATTCAATTATGATACAGAAAGAACCAAAAAAAGTATAGAAGAAAGTAGTTTTGCGGGTAAATATGCATTGAATACACCTGGTCCTGGTATTAATGTCCCCTTTATAGAAGACCCTCATATTAGAGCCCAAAAATGGGGTGCAAATATGATGACGAATACAGTAAATTTAGAGAGCGATTTATTTGGTTTATCAAGACCTATCAATCGCGATTTTTTGGAAACCAATGATTACAAGAAAAATAGGGTAGAAACATCTTCTGTTTTTTATACGAGTTCTCAGCCATTTATTGAAGAAACTAGGGCAAGTCATCCAGCCTGGATGTATAAAGATTTAGAACAAACACGATGGGAAACCCCTTTTTTAAATCCTCAAAATAATTTAGAAAAATTATTTCAAGACAATATTCAAACACGCATTTTAGAAAAAGATTATTTTGTTCCAACCATCAATCAACCAACCGGAATCCGTGAAATGCTTCCGTAGATCAGGAAGTAGGGAACCGTAGGTTCCCCTACGACCCCTCCCTTAAATAGAGAACCCTTTAATTCTTGATATAATATAAAATTATTTTCAAACGGAAGAGTAGGTTTCCAGTTTAGAATATATATATTATATAATTATATAAATATATAATAAATATAATGGAAGTAATAATAACCGCAATAGGATTAGGTGGATTATATCTTATTTCAAAACAAAACAAAAATGAAAACGATGATAGAAATGCTGAACCTTTTACAAATGGAAAATTACAACAATTGCCCAATACAAATATTGAGAACCGAAATTATCCGAGTGAATATCCTATTATTTCTCCTGAAACAGATTTAACCAGTAAATTATCCAATGATAATAAATTTGAATCACCAAATGGTGTGTATACGGATAAATTTTTTGATCCAGCCTTTGTGACAACTGGTATGAATCGTGATACTCCTTTTTCAAGCATAACCAGTCGTCAAAAATCACAAGGCGACTATTATTCAATGACTGGAGAACAAGTAAATGGTAGTTATTTTACTCATAATAATATGGTTCCATTTTTTGGAAGTAAAAAAAGAGATATTCATACAACTGCCAATGCCAATGAAAGTTCTCTCGATAATATGAATGGTTCTGGTTCTCAAATTATCGTCAAAAAAGAACAAGCTCCTTTATTTACTCCCGCAGAGAATCTTCAATGGGCATTTGGTATGCCTAGTACGAGTGAATTTGTCCAATCACGTATGAATGTCAGTGCCAAAATGGAAAATGTAAAACCATTTGCTGAACAAAAAGTCGGACCTGGTCTAGATTTAGGATATACGACTGAAGGGTGTTATGGATTCAATTCGGGTTTAGCCGCTCGTGATAAATGGGTGGATAGAGATGTCGATCAATTACGCGTATTGAATAAACCAAAACCGGGCGGATTTTTACAATATGGACACGAAGGACCTGCTATTAGTTATATTAAAGTTATGGGAGATATGGGACAAGGACTGCAAGAAAAGAATCGACCCGATACTACATTTGAAATGGGACAAGATCGATTATTGACGACAACTGGTATTGAAAAAGGACCAATGTTGCATCCTACAATGGTAGAGCGACACGTAAATCGTCCGGAAACAACAGCAAGTTATAGTGGGGGTGCTGGATTTGTCGATACACAACATACTTATGTTCCCGGTGAATATATGCCATCTACAAATATTGAATTGGGTCAGGTTCCCATATCAATTGCCAATGCCAATGGACGTAATTATGCGACAGAAGGAGATTATGGTATCAAAGGAAAAATGGCATATCCAAATAACCGCAGTGCAGTGAAACAAAATAGTTATTTTGGTGCGGTTGGTGGGGCCATTGGAGAAGCCGTGGCTCCTTTATTGGATGTTTTACGCCCTTCCAGAAAAGAAAATGCGGTTGGAACATTGAGACCTTATCAAAATCCAAAATCCGAAGTTCCAGAATCCTATATGTTTAATCCGGCGGATCGTACACCAACCACTATTCGCGAAACGACCGAAAAATCTCCATTTCATTTGAATGTCAATCGTAATACATCACAACAAGGGGGTGGATACTTAGTATCCAAACAACAACCCATCAATAATTCTCGTATTTTGACAAGCGATTATTTCTATAGTGGTGTTTCTAGTGCTCAAGCGGGTTCTCAACAACAACGTGCATATGATGCAGAATATAGACAACGTAATAATGATGTGAAATCATCAACCAATGTTGGATATACTACAGGTGGAAATATTTCGCTATTGAACGGAAATATCAATCAACGAAATGATGTGCGCGACCAACTGTTGAAAAACAATCGACGAAATGCACCCAATTTACCATATCAATCACCTGGTATTGACAGTTTTGGTCGTCTACAGGGAACTGGACCGATTACATCTACAATTCAATTGGATAGAAATAATGGAAGCGTATTGAATCAATTGAAGGGAAATCCATATGTTATCAATACCGCATCTCAACTTTAGACCATTGAAGACGAAGACCATTGAAAGATTTTCGCGGTAAATATTATGTTTATTTTTCAATAAAAATAATATATATTATCAAAAAATGATAATAGAATTAACAGAAGAAGAAATGGAAACAATATTTCGATTGTCCTCTTATATAAAAACAGACTCTTCAGAAGAACCTGGATTATTACAAAAACAATCAACCAAATTTGCCAATTTTATTCCTGAACGTATTATAAAAATTTTACAGAATTTTTCTAAATTGGGTTCAGAAACCGGTTTTTTGTTGATAAAAACGAAATTATCTGAAAAAGACAAATATACAAAAACGCCCAATACCAATCATCTAGGAATAGGTCAGAATACAGATCTAGCGAAAATACAAAGTCTTTTTCTACATTCTTTTTCTGATATGATTGCCTATGAAGCAGAAGGCAACGGAAGTTATTTTCAAGATATAATACCAATACAAACTATGGAAAAACAGCAAACCAGTATTAGCAGTCGCACGGAATTGGAAATTCATACAGAACAAGCCTTTTCAAAAGTGCGTCCTGATATCTTATCATTGTCTTGTATTCACGGGGATCCAAATGCAATGACGTATATTCTTCCATTACAAACTATTTTACATAATCTTTCTTCCGAAGAAATTCAATATTTAAGAGAACCTCAATGGAAAATAGGTGTAGATTTATCATTCAAACAATATGGACACGAATTTATAGAAGGAGATATTCGCGGTCCTATTCCTATTTTGTATGATTCATCTGATGATCCAAAGCTAGTATTCGACCAAGATTTAATGATTGGGATCAATGAAAAAGCCGAAAAAATGAAACAAAAAATAGTAGATATTTATTATACCCATCGTATCCAATATAATTTGAAACCGGGAGAAATCATTTTTATTGATAATCATCGAGCGACACACGGACGTTCTCCATTTTCACCGCGATATGATGGATATGACCGATTTTTAATTCGAAGTTTCGCCATATATGACTATGAAAGAATAAAATATGCGTGTCCAATACGAGACTATTTAGTTTCGGCGAGTTATAGTTGATTTCTAATATGACTACATATATTTGTATCACCTAATTTTCCGCATCGACAAGTTAACGGTAATTTTTCCAAATCTTCATAAAAATATCTTATAAAATTATTTGTTCCGCCAACATTATCTACATTTATATGATTCGCAAATTGTCCATTATTATATATAGGATCTCTAGTTACAATATTAAAATCCAATACACATATTTTGATATTATCAATTTCTATTATTTTATTAGTGTATTCTCTCCCATCTAGAATAATTTTTTCTTCAGTAATTTTTTTACTTTCATCGTTTGTAATATAATTCATCAAGTTTACTTGATCACTGTAATTATTAAATTTATATGTTTTCATAAAATTCAAAATGTTTGACATAAATGAAATACTGGAAGGATGTAAAATATAAAAACCGCTGCATACACCAAATCCTATTTTTGAACTACATTCTGGTGGATATGCTTTTGGACCTCCAATTTCTTTTGATATGATTATATCATATGGTAAATCTATCAATTGTTGAATATCCTTTTCAATTATAATATCGAGATCAATATGAATTACTTTTATTTTTTCTTTCATACATAATTCTATATTGTTATGTAAACGTATAACATCCCAAAAAGCATATCCATATCCATAATTCAATATAGAAGGAATATTTTGATCCCATATTTTTATATCTTTTGGAGAACATTTTGATTTAATTCTTTTCAACCAATGTTCTTTTATAGTTTCATATTTTCGTCCATGACAAAATGTTGTTATTATATATGACATTAATAATAAAATGATAAAATAGAAAATCTTTATATTTTATTTTATGAATATTTGTTTTCACGAATCCAAATATTCGCAATATATTTTGTTCCACTTGTCAACGGAGTTCCTGCGTGAAGAGAAAGAGGATGTGTTTTTGTTTTTTTTGTATCCATTGAATAAAAGAGAACCCCCCCATATTTTGCCGGTTTGAATTCTTGTTCAAGATTGACAAATTTTGTCGCTCCTCCGGTAAACTGGTCATTCAAATATAGAACCATTGTCACTGCACGTTGTCCTCCATCTTTGACAAAACGACGACAAAAATCATTTTGATCGGGACAAGAATCATAATGTTCATTATAATATCCATCCGACCCGTATTTTACGATTTGAATGGGTTCCACATTTTCAAAGGGATATCCGACAATATCACATACACGTTGAACAATAGGTCGAATAATAGGATCATTATTATTGAGTGTGCTTGTTTGACTTTTCCTTACAGAAAGATCTGTTCCGGAAACAATAGTGCTATCCTTGAAAGTAGGAGTCGCTGATTTGATTATGTATTTTGCCTCTATATCTGAAATAAAATTTTGATATATTTTTGGTTTAATATAATCCGCTGATGTATCGGTCCATCCTAATTTTAGACGATTGTCTTCTGCATCTTCCGGGGATAAAGTATTTGGCATTTCCATAAAAAAATGATTATAAATTACATAAAACAAAAACAACAGGAATAGGAAAATAGAACTAAAAATCAAAAACAATCGCATTTATATAATTTATAAAGATAGAATTGTCTAGCAAATTCTAACTACAAAACAATGATGACATATTTACTGCTTCTAAATTATATTCCATTGGTGAAAACAAATTCATCAAGATTTCATCACTACGGAATCGGATCGTATATTCATTTTGAACATTATTACGACCAATACGTCCCATTGCTTGAATTGTCTTTTGTTGAGTCATATTGGTCAAATCATCGCCTATGAATCCGTGGCAAAACTGATAATTGGTTCCATAAATATAATCCGATGAAGCAATAATCAAGAAGAGTTTCTGGTCATAGGCAAGTTTTTTCATCAATTCCATATACTGAAGCGAAGCTGCCCGTAGTTCATTGTTTTCCTCCTTTTTGAAAATACCAATACCCAATAATAATAATATCTTCATATCATTGGAAACACCAAGCATCATTATCTCTTTGATATTCGCCTCTTCAATCCTTGTAGTAAATGCTTTGATATTTATCCGTTTTTCCGGATTCCATATTTCTTGATGTTCCACACGATTTGGTATATATTTTGAATTCATATCAATCATTCGAATACCTGCACGCAGTTGATTGATTCTTTCTGTAAGCGCGCGTGTTTCTTTGGTAATAAATTCCTTTTCCATTTTTTTCTCCTTTTCTATTTCATTTCCTAATTTATCCTCTAAATTCTTCTCCAAGATTTCCAATTTCTCTTGAATTGCATTATTTTGTTCTATTTTTTCCATCAATGTTTGAAATTCTCGGTCTGGTATATTTGATTGTTGAATATAAAATTGCCCCATTTTTTCGACATTTTCTGCCAAATAAATGGCCGGACCATCTGTCAATGTATGAGCATCCGAAGTTGTTAAACGAATACCCGATATTTGTTCTTTAGTTTCAACTGTCTCCGGTTGTAGCGAATCTACCGTAGGTTGAACCGCAAAACTTTGCATACGAGTAATTTGATTATTCTTTACAGATGGTATATTGGTTGCATTTTCGCTTTTGATTTTTCGAAGCATCGAATCATTGTTTGGCGGATAATCGTATTTTTTGGGTTGTGTCGAAGTCATATAAATATAGCATTGTTCCCATTTTGACGAGTCCAAATGATTCAATAATTCCAGATAATAAATCTTTATAGAATTCATTGTGATATCTGTGATCGAATGAAAATAGGATCTGACTTTATAATTATCGTCCTCCAACATATCCGTATCATTGACAAATACGATGAAACGAATAATTTCCACCAAATCAAAATATCGTAAGAGTGTCTTGTTTTCATTACAATGCGTCGAACACTTCAATAAATCTCGATAATTACGGAACATCAAATGCGGTAAAACACATTTGTTTTCTGTATTTAAAAGGGAAATCGTTTTCTTACAATCATAACTATTGATAATATGAATTTGCGCATTTTCGAATTTCATTTTGAAATCATTTATAGTTGTCATTATTTCTATTTCTTTAGGAAGCGTGGCACAAGAGAGAACCAATTTCGAAATCTTGTTTTCGACCCAATTTCGGTGAATGGTTTCGTGTAATTCATGTTCTTCATAATCCATTGTAATTGTCGGTTCATCCCAATAAGTAATGATATCCGTTTCTGGATTAAACGCCAACATATAATGCATTGCCGTTAAATAGGATTTGACATCGCAAATCATAATTTCCACTTTATCACCAATACTGTTATCCACTTTACCGATACCGCCAGATTTACGGTTTTTCGTGTAAGTAGAAGCCGCAAAATAATGAAGACGGATATCAGATGCAGTTTCACAACCAAACGCAAAGGCCACTTTTTGGCCCATAGAAATGGCCGATTTTGCCAAGGCAAGACCTACGTGCCTTGCTACACAGACGAATATGACTTTATATTCTTGAGCAAGACCCAATGGAGAAAGCGTTTTTCCAGTTCCGGTAGGCGCAGTATAAAGAACCAATTTTGGTATTTCTTTCTGGGTCTGAAATATAGTGAATAATTCTTTTTGATGAGTGAACAGAGTTAAATCCTCATATTTAATGAGATATGGATTTTTTTCGATGAAATCATAGGAATGATAGACGATTGTTTGGATATTTGTATAATTAGATGCATAATCGATAATTCGATCCACAAATTGCTGGACATATTGATTGATCTGTGGAATCGTCGATTTTTTAAATTGAATAAGAGTATATAAATAAAAGATAAAAGTAGTATTTTTTTCGTGAATGGATTTCAAAATCGTTTTACAAAAATCGACCAACAGGAATTCAAATATATTGGGTTTGTTTTTTTCTATATTCGATTCTGTATTTTTCAGTCGAATAATATCCGCTTTTTTGAGTGTTTTTAGAGAAGATTTTATAGTTGGAGCAAATTGGAGAATTTGCTGTAGATGCGGCGAAATAGGTTCTTTTGCAGGTCGTAAAAATTTATCGACCATTTGTTTGATGTCTTTTTCGAAATACTGGACATAGAGATTATATTCGATTGTCTGTGAATATTCAATTTTAATATGTTGAAAAAGGGATATATTGGTATTGAAATGAATATCTGGATGTCGGAATCCTCTCGAAATAGTCTCGAGAATCTTCTTTTCCTTATCCGATACGGGAATTTCAATATTTCCCCATTCCATTTTACTAAGTTTGTTCTGTGTTAAATCCATTGTTGTGATTGTTTGAGGTTTCTTTAAATAAATAATATAAGAATAAAAAGAATTGTTTTTAAATCAATTTTATGAGGAATGGCTAATCTCATTTTTCAAATATTCATCGGTATCAGTTGCCCTTTTATATCTAGTAGAACGCCAAATGGCGTTCCATTATAAATATTCAAGACTCTAAAAAAGATAAAGAAAAATATTCATCTTTTTGTATAAGATGAATATTTTGAATACTGTTTTTTCAGGTTCTCGACCAAAAGAAAAAAATAAGATAAATTTCGAAGATATGCAAAAGGTATTGAGGTGTCCGGAACAATATATATTGATCAATACTCTACCCGATAATGAACAGAAATGTATTATTAAAAATACGATTTCTACATCAATGGAAGAAAAAATGATCAATGAATTTTTGGAAAATTATGAGATGAAACTACAGAAAATAGTTATTTATGGAAAAAATGCGTGTGATTCAAGTATAGAAAAAAAATACAAACAATTAGGTTCTCTAGGGTTTACCGATATTTATATTTATGCGGGTGGATTATTTGAATGGATGTTATTACAAGATATTTATGGGGCTGGCGAATTTCCAACGACTTCGACAGAATTGGATATTTTGAAATTTCGTGGAGAAAAGATTCTATAGCTATTCTTCTCCTTCATCTTCTCCTTCATCTTCTTCTTCATCTTCTCCTTCATCTTCTTCTTCTTTTTCTTTTTGTTTATTTTGTAAATCAGTTTTTGTTGGTTTTCCATCTGGGTCGTCTGGATTTGTATCATATGCTATTTTGGTAGTATTTTCTTCACTATCTTCTTGGATAATAATATTATGTTCTTTATCTTCATCTTCATCTTCGTCTTCTTCTTCTTCTTCTTTTTTGAGGTTTGGTGTTAGTTTTCTTTCCCCATCTTCCTCTTTTTCATTGAATGTTGCTATTTGTGGTTCTTCTTCCTCTTCCTCTTCCTCTTCCTCTTCCTCTTGATCTTCATCTTCATTGAATATTGCTATTTGTGGTGGTAGTTCTTCTTTTTGTAAAGCAGCAACAGCTACAGCAATTATTTTTTCCATATTATCTTCTTCTTCAGCTTCTTGTTGTAAAATTGGTTCTTCTTGTTCTTTTTGTAAAGCAGCAATAGCTACAGCTATAATCTTTTCCATTTCTTCATCTGAATTATCAACATTTGTTTTTTCTTCATCACTAGATAAATTTCTTAAACTATCACGGGAATCAAATAATTGTTTAAATTCAGGAATATTATAGAATGGTGTTATGCCTTCAATTAAGTTTGAAACAGATTCAATACAATCTTTTACGATTGATTCTTTTATTATTTCCGGAATTTCATCAAACGTAAATATATATTTTGGAGATTGGTTTGAATCATAATATCCTACCAATCTGTAATGATTGCCTGAATATGTAGTCAAAATATATTTCAAATCCTTATTATAATTTCTTGTTTGTGTATCAACATTACAGTTAAGAATCAATTTGTCATTATCATTTGATTTTTCTTCTTTTAAAATAATCATTTTAAAATTAAAAAAATCTTCCAAAAAACCAATAACAGTATCATCAGCCCATTCTTTGTTATTGGATAAAAAATTTTTGTAATTATCATACAAAACAGAATTTGTTTCTTTATTTTTTTCTATATAGGTATTGAATTCTCCTCTTAATTTTTCAACTGTAACATCTTTTTCTCCGATAGAGAAAAAAGCTTTACGAACTGTATCAAAAAAACAATCTCCATCAGATGCTGTTTTTATAATTTTCAATTTATTTGCTTCAACCGAGTTTTTTTCTTGTAATTGAGTTTTCCAAAAAACAGGATTATTATTTCCAAAAACTCTATCATTATCAATAACAAATTCGTTCTCCATTATAATATTTTAATTTATATTATCAACATAAAATATTATACGAAAGTTATTCACATAAAACATTTATAAAGGGTATTTTCTCTTTGGGAATAGAAACCAATAATGGATGTATATCCATTCGTGAAATCCAAAATTTATAGCAATTATCAATAATAGTGAACCCAATAGAAAACTCAATTCCTATATTTTCAAAATAAAATATTTCCGTATATTTCAGAGGTTGTAAATTCGTTTTATCTAATAAAACCAATATATTGAAATACTGTCTAGGAGTCGTATCTTCGCTAAAATGGACGATACCCACTAAATTACCATTTTCTTCAGGGTCCGGAACAAAAGTAGAAGAACCCCGTATTCGTTGAAAGATCGCAGGTAAATTTTCTATTTTTTTTATAATTTCTAAAGTATTGTTATCCGGATTTATTTTACCAATTTCCATAGGGAACCATTTATATATAAAAAGAAGCTCTTCATTAAAAACAATGGGAATCCAATTTTTTTCATATGTTGCATTATACGGTGAATTTATAACACGACAATCGCTATATTTTTTGTTATCTATATCATATTTCCCAAGAATGATACGATTGGTGCCAGTGGGCGAATAATTTACATTTGTCGCAACAAAATAAACCAAATTGTTATATTCAAACAAACGTATATCTTCTAAACCAAAAGAAAAGGAATTTTCATTGGATGGTAAATCAATAGTATCATCCATTTGTGTAAATAAAATTGGATTCAAATTATTATCTAATTCGGAAAACAAATTCAAATTTTCAATGAATGATTTCCCATTTTTATAGAGATAAAATCCTTGTGGCTGTATTTCGTAATTGATATATCGGGTATTTAATATATATTTTCCTTGAAAAAATAAATAAGAAGCAGAACTTGGATAAAAATGTTCAATTAATGGATAATTATATTGAATTATTTGATTGGAAAATTCAAATAACCGATTATATGAATAATAATTAGGTAATTT